AAACCGCAGAAAAAAGCACAGAAAAAACAGACTAAAAACGATTGTGCCGATTTTAGCGGAGTACAACAGGATAATTCACAGACAGAAGAAAAATCAGATAATACTGCCGCCGCTAATAATGGCACTGATAATAATTCCCTGGAGAATGATTTTAATTTTAATGCGGCTCCGATTAACGCTAAAGTTAAAATTGTTACAAACATACTTGTAAAAATGGCTAAATCTGGCCATAAAGCAGAAGCAAAAGATATACTCACTAAAAATAAAGTTCCGGCATTATCCAAATTGTGTGATGCAGAGGAAAAGATACTCGTAAAAATTTACAACGAGGTGAAAAATGCACAGTAATACAATAACAAATAATGGATATGCTTTACCATTACAAGACCATACCGCAAGAGATCATTCAAGACTTTCACCAAGCGGAGCGCATAGATGGATGCTCTGTCCGGCATCCGTACAGTTTCAGAAGGCATTAGGGATAATTTCACAGTCTAGCGAGTATGCGGCAGAAGGAACCGCAGTACATGAAATAATTGAGCGTTGTCTGAAAGATGGTGCAGAGCCGATTGATTTTATAGGCAAGACTCTATCTGTAGACAAATTTGAGAAAACCATAACTGAAAAAATGGCAGATAATGCCGCTGTTATGGTAAATTTCTGCCGCATGAAAAAATCTGACAATGCAGATTTATATTCAGAGATTTATCTTGATTTGTCAGATATGTTCATTGATGGTTTAGACGGTGGTACAGCCGATTGTGTGATTATTTCACACGATAAAAAATCTGCGGTTATTGCAGACTATAAGAATGGTGCTGTTAAGGTTGATGTAACTTATAATGATCAGTTGCTAATCTATGCAGTTGGAGCAATAGAACGCTTCGAATTACCGCAAGACTGCATTGTGGAATTAGCGATAATTCAGCCAAATGTGTATAAGGAACCGCAGTTATTTAGCTTGACTGTATCTGAGATTGAAGAGTGGAGGGATAACATTCTTGTACCATGCGCTTTAAGATGCAGTGAAGAAAATCCGCAGTTTGTTCCTGGTGAAATTCAGTGTAAATACTGCCCTTGCAGTGGTCAGTGTCAGCATCAGAACAGTTATTTGATGGAGCAGACAAAACTTGATTTTTCTACCGTTCCAAGTCCTGACGCTCTAACAGCAGAGCAGAAATTAAAAATATTTTCGGCAGCGGAACAGATAAAAAAATTTATTGATGAAGTGGTGAAGTCCGTTACCGCAGAAATGCTACAGGGTGGAAAATATCACGGCTTGAAATTGGTACGAAAAGCCACTAAAAGAAAATTCACTGAATTGGCTAGTGATATGGTAATGTCGCCACTTCTGGACTATCTAGATGAAGAAGAAGTATTCGAAAAGAAAATCAAAGGTATTACCGAGATTGAAAAACTGCTGAAAAAGCGAGGTATTAAAGATTATAAAAAAATTGTAGATAGCTGTACTGAAAAACCGGATGGTGAAGTAATTGCAGTTGATGAAAGTGATAAGCGTGCGGAGTATATCCCACAAATTGAAGTGAAACAGTAAAACAGAAAAAAGAGGTAATGTAATTATGAGTACCAAAGTTGTTATAAAAGATGTTATTGGCAGTTATGTATATCTGCGTGAAGCGAGGGAAAACCAAAACGGTGAAAAGGACTACAGTATGCAGATTATTCTACCAAAGAATCATCCACAAGTAGAGCAGATAAAAAAAGCTATTACCGAGGTTGCAAAAGAGCATTTTGGTGAAAAGATTAAATTGTCTATGCTGAAAATCCCACTGCGTGACGGTGATACGGAAAAAGACACACCAGAATATCAGAACTGCTATTTTTTCAATGCGAAGGCAAAGAAACAGCCGCAGATTGTAAACAAGTATAACGAATTTGCATCAGAAAAGGACCTTGATGATTATTGTTACTCCGGTGCTACATTCTGTGTGAGTGTGAATTTTTATGCGTTCGATAAAAACGGTAATCGTGGCGTGAGTGCGGCATTAAATGCGGTGATGCTGAGAAAACAGACCGAGCGTATAGATGGCAGTGTCAATGCACAAGCTGAATTTGGAGAATTTGCAGAAAAGCCAGCGCAGGGCGGTGATTTTGGTGGCCTTGACGATAGCGAATTTGCTGACGATGGTGAAGATATTGACTTCTAGTCTTATAGATTTTTAGAATTTTGTCATGTGTTATCCTCAAATATTAAAGCGGTGGATGTATTTATACCGTAGGTGCACTGCCGCTTTTTTTAGAGGGATAAAAAATAATTTTTGGGAGTTAGAAAAATGAGCGTTACACCTTTAGAAACTTTATACCACGGCATTTATTTCAGAAGCAGAAGTGAGGCACGTTTTGCGGTATTTTTAGATTGTTTAGGTATTAAATGGGAATATGAGCCACAAGGCTTTGACCTGGGAAACGGTTTAAAATATTTGCCGGATTTTAAAATCTACAATGTTTCTACTTATCATATGAATGGATTTAAAACATATGATTATATGTATGTAGAAGTTAAAGGTATGTGGGATGATAAAGTTGGGAAATTAACTAAAAGAGATTTTGAAAAAATAGCAAGATTTTCTTTTGATGAATCTCAAAATCCGATATGGGTAGCTGGAAATACTTATACCTTAGACCCAAGAAATGACGAATATATAAAAGGCGAAACTGATTTAAGTTTTGTATGGGATGAATCAGATTGGGGGCGTGAAGGACTTATTAATAATTTTATGACTATTGACGGTGATAATTTTGGTTTTATCCTAGCTTGTCCTAAAAAAGGTGAACTTGTTTTATGTGGTGATGATAGCAGTTATATTCTTAATCACATGAAAAGATACGGATTTGGTAAAAGGAGTGAAATTTGTTGCGATAATATCCTGGAAGCATTATCAGAAGCAAATAGATATAAATTTGATCACGGTGGTCAATATAATATTGCAAGCTGTGAAATATATGATTATAGCGAGTCATAACAAGGACATGGATTTTTAATCATAACTTTAACCTTGAATTTAAAGCGGTGGGAAACTGCCGCTTTTTTCAGAGGAATAAATAAGGAAAACCGACCATGCAATACAAAGATGTAAATTTGAAAAATATTCACACACTGCCTTTAGCCGGAATAGCTTTCCATCGATTTGACATGGAATCGTCACAGTATATACTTCTGGAATCTATTGACGCTGAAATGATTTCAATCTTGAACCGTGAGAGCGGGCCAGATGCAGTGTATAGAGAATATGAAAATGATACCGTTATAAAAATTGAGTACGAAAATATTAACGGTGGAATTTATGAAGATATTTATTTAGCAGAGAGAGATTAAATTATGGAATTAGACAAAAAAATTAAAGTTAAAAAAATTTTTGACTGCTTTTCAGATTTTGAAGAAGTAAAAAAATATTATGGCAAAGAAGTGTACTGTGCAGATTTTATTGAAAATTTTTCAAATCTGAAACTTTATACAGACAGAACCAAATTAAAAACATTTTTTCCGCAAGAGTGTAAGCCGTTTTTATGCGGTGGTAGACAACACAGATATGTATTACCATGTGAATTTGTAGAACAGGAAAAACAATATCGAGCCTTTACTATTGATGAATTTTTAAATCATTTTGACATTGGAGAAGTGATAGTTTTCAGAAGTAAAGCCATGCCAGAATATGCGTGTCATGTGTTGTTTGTAGGATATGTGGAAGATAGCAAGAATAACGGCATGAATATTATTCTAGGACAATATCGTTTTTCATTAAAAGAGTTATTCAGTAGTTATGAATATTGCGATGGTGATAATGATAATTGGCTTTGTTTTGGAGTTGAAGAATGAAATTAGATAAAAGGATAATAAACCGCAAATTTATTTATGATTGCTTTAACGCTGATGAGGCAAGAGAATTTATCGGTGAAGATTGTTTTATGACAAATGATATTGAGTTGTTCAAAAACTTGGACCACATTAATGTTTATAAGCTAGATAAAATTGAAGATGGTTTTTATAACGAGGAAGAAAACGAATATTTCGATTTTTGTTTACCTGTTAGATGGTTAAAACCAGAAGAAAAACAGAAACAGTACAGACCATATACCTTTATGGAATTTAATGACATATTCACAGTGGGTCGGCCTATTAAATTCAGAAGAAAAGGTAATGAGGGTTGGGAAAGGTATTTAATTTTGAACGGTTACAGGCATGAACAGCGCGATGATAGAACAATTACATATATTTATATAGGAAGTAACCCATACACTTTTGATGAATTATTTAATAATTATGAGTGGCAAGAACACTACACAGAAGATTTTAAACCGTTTGGAGTTGAAGAATGACTATAAAATTATTAGAAAATCAAAAAATTATCGCTGATACAATTTCTGTTCCTTTGTCAAAAAAAGAATTGGAACTGCTTATCTATAAGTTGTCTGATATGCCAATCACAAATAAGCAAGCGATTGATATTTATCAGAAATTAACAGAAAAACTTGAAACTCTGGAGCAGAATAATGACTGAAAATGTAGAAAAACCAAGTCATTATACATTCGGAAAATATGAGTGTATAGATGTGATTGAGGAACTGTCTAAACAGAATAATCTGCAAGGTGCAGAGGGTTTTTTGTATGGGAATATAATCAAATATTTGTGGCGATATAAACACAAAAACGGTATAGAGGATTTGCAGAAAGCTAGATGGTATTTAGACAGATTGATTTCAAATACAGAGAATGATTATAAGCCTGTTGGAGAAAATCAAAATGGAACAGAAGAAATTAATTGATTATGAGTTAAAAATTGCGCTGAGAATGATAGACAATTTTCAAAATTCTGCCATGTACGAATCGCCAAATTGTTTAATTATGGCAGTACAGAAACAGTTATCAACTATTGCTTTAGAATGTTACGAAAACGGAACACCGATAAATAATAATCTGTTGGAACTGATAAAAGATACAAGTCAATCCCTGGCATTGGCAGACTTAAATTTATCGGTTCTTAAATCGGAATTGAAAAAATATTTTGGAGCAGAAAATTAAATGGAAAAAACAGCTATAACGTGTGATGTGGAGTGTTACAAAAATTATTTTCTAGTTACGCTTTATCGTGTTTCAGACGGTGCAACAGTCTATATAGATATGCACAATGACAACCTGGAACCAAGTGTATTAGAAAAATTGCGTTCCATGTTACAGCGTTATACTGTTGTTACTTATAACGGCAATCACTACGATTTGCCACTAATCTATATGTTTATTTCCGGTTGCAATAATTCCACGCTGAAAGTGTATTCTGACAGAATTATAAACGGCGAAACCCTACCGTGGGAAATCGAAAAAGCCTATAAAGATTTTTCTATAGACACTATTGATTTAATAGATTTGTGTCCTTTACAGTCTACCCTTAAAATTTATGGTGGTAGACTGCATACAAAGACTATGCAAGACTTGCCACTTCCCCCAGATGCACAAATACCCCAAGAAAAAATAAATACCATAAGAAAATACTGCCGGAATGACACACGAATAACAGCAGAATTATACAATGAACTAGCCTTTAATCTGCAAATTCGTGAAAAATTAGGTGCTGAAATTGGAGTAGATTTACGTTCAAAAGGCGATGCTAAAATTGCAGAAACTTTAATCATTAAAAAAATTTATTCAGACCGTCAGACCGTCAGACCGCAAAACGTGGTTAAACCTGGAACAGCATATAACTACACTGCTCCAAAATTTATTAAATTTGAATCTGAGCAGTTGCAGCAGATTAAATATCAATTTGAGAATTTACCATATACTGTATTAGATAACGGTCATGTAGAATTTTGTTTTGAGAATAAGAAAAAATCCTATAATTTCAGTTTTTATGGCACTAAATATACTTGCGGTATTGGTGGACTTCATTCATGTGAAAAGTCAGTATGCTACAAGGCTACTGATACCATGATAATAGAAGATAATGATGTTACAAGTTATTATCCAAGTACCATACTAAACAACCGCTATTTTCCTGAATCACTGGGTATTGAGTTCTACAATGTTTATAAAGATATTGTTGTCCGCAGAATAACAGCTAAACATCATGGAGATAAATTAACTGCGGCCGCTTTGAAAGTTCCTATCAATGCTTGTTTTGGGAAATTTGGCTCAAAATATTCTGCATTGTATGCACCGGATTTAATGATAAATGTAACAGTTACAGGACAACTATCGCTATTGATGTTAATTGAAATGCTCGAACTTGCCAATATTCATGTAATAAGCGCAAATACGGATGGTATAGTTACATATTACAACAAAGATTTGAAAGATACCAAAGACAGCATAATTCAGCGATGGTCAGAATTGACTGAATACGATATGGAGATAACACCATACAGCATACTTGCATCGAGAGATGTTAATAATTATGTGGCAGTAAAAACAGATGGTCACTGTAAAGGCAAAGGAGCCTATGCAGATTTATCTGAAGAATATTACCATTTACGCAGTAACCCCGATGGAGCGATAAGTTACACAGCAGTTCGTCAATTCCTGATAGACAACACACCTATTGAGGAAACAATAAGGAATTGCCAGGATATAAGGCAATTTGTAACTATTAGAACGGTGAACGGTGGAGCAGTTTATAATGGTGAATTAATAGGCAAATCCATTCGCTATTATCACGCAAGCGATAGCCTGGAGTCGTTTTTCTATAGCGACAGTAAACCGACAACAGCCGGGCATCTAGTGCCGTGCACACTTGGCACTGTTCCATGTATGACATTACCGGATAAACTGCCGGATAATGTAGATTATGAGTATTATATACAATCTGCGTATGACGCTTTGACTGAACTCGGAATTAATGTATAATATCTGTGTTTGAAGTTATCGGTAATTCAAACACTTGACTTGTGATGTAACGAAACCGTCACAAGTCGCCAATTTTCATAAA